TGAAAGAAATGGAGGAAAAGGATGGAAGATAGATATTTATTCCGCGCAAAGCGGAAAGACAATGGTGAATGGACGGAAGGCTTTCTTTTGAAACGGTGGGACGGATTATGGATTTTCACTATTGATGAAAAATTTGCTGATCTTATAATCCCATCTACTATCTGTCAGTGCACCGGACGTAAGGACAAGAACGGAAAGTTGATTTGGGAGAATGATATTCTTTCAGGTCATATCGACGTTGAGTTTCCGGAAGATGAGACGAGAAAGTGTGTCGTGTGGCATGAAAACGGATGGTGTACGAATGAGCCGGGCTGTGATTACTACGAGGAACTGGATGATTTTGATTCAGAGAATTTTGAAGTGATCGGCAACATAATTGACAACCCGGAGCTTTTGGAGGTGTGAAATGACAGAGAATGAAGCAATTGAAGTTTTAAAAGATTTTGGCAAGCAGGTGTCAGTGAAAGCAGATGGAGCGTATCAAAGCACTATTGGAGAAAAGGCTTGTGATATTGCAATCAAGGCACTGAAAGAAATCCAGAAATACCGGAAAATCGAAAAAGATTTGAAGGAAAATTATCATGCAAATGTAGACATCCCCTTGTTAATGAAGCATTTTATTGAAACAGTGTTCAAAGGGGAAAAGCATGAGGGCTTTTGCATTCTGACAAATGAGGATAAAGAAGCATGGGAAGAGTACAAGGCAATCGGTACACCGGAAGAATGCCGTGCGGCTATGGAGAAACAGACAGCAAAGAAACCAATGCATGTAACGAATAGTTATTTTGGATATCAGAAACATAAAGAACATGTTGGTTATTGTCCAGATTGTGGGCATCAAGTAGAAGAACCTTATGGATGTCCAAATTGTTTAAGAAAAATTGATTGGAGTGATGAAGAATGAATGAAAGCCTTAAGCCATGCCCGTTCTGCGGTGGAAAAGCAATGTTCTTAACCATTACAAATAAGTCATCACATTCGGCTGTTGGTGTAATGTTCAAAATCAAATGTATGAAATGCGGAACAGAACTTCCAAAAAGCTATGAATGTGAGATGTACATGGATCAGGACGGAGGCATCAGAACAGGGAAAGACGAGCGAACGAAAGCAACTACAGATTGGAACAGGAGGGCGAACGATGGGAAGACTGATTGATGCGGAGACATTAAAGCAAGAATTATATCAACAATGGTTTATGGATATTCTTCTTACACAGACAAGTAGTGAGGATATGTTTTATGCATTGGCACAGAAGATTGACCAGCAGCCGACTGCATATGACACGGACAAGGTTGTGGAGCAGTTGGAAAATGAGAGAAAGTTTTGGGAGAATGCATACAACAGGAATTTGGGAAAAGAGAAAGCAAGAAGTTATGAGCATGCAATCGAGATTGTGAAAGGCGGTGGAATAAATGGCGATTAAACCGATTTTATTCAACACAGAAATGGTTCGGGCAATTCTGGACGGACGGAAGACTTGCACTCGTCGGCTGGTAAGATTTTTACCGGGAGAAAATCCACAGTGGACTGGATATATTAGAGATGGACTGATGCTCTACAATGGCAGGAATGAGTCTTGTATCATAAAAGTACCATATCAGCCGGGTGAAACCCTGTATGTTCGAGAAACATGGTGCGGACTTCCAGTCAATGAAGCAGGTCATATGCGTGGTCATACCATCTATTATTACAAAGCTGATGGAGAACTTCGACCTAAAGGTTGGAGAGGCACTTGGCATCCGTCAATCCACATGCCGAAAGAAGCGGCACGTATCTGGCTTAAGGTTACGGATGTGAGGGTGGAGCGGTTGCAGGAAATCACATCGGAGCAGATTTGCAGAGAGGGTGTAGAGGTGGAATATCCTCATGTGTTGAATGGAGAAGAAAAAAGATATGCTTTTTCAAGACTCTGGGATTCTACCATCAAGAAGTCCGATCTTGACCGCTACGGTTGGAATGCCTCACCTTGGGTGTGGGTGATTGAATTTGAACGATGCGAGAAGCCGGAAGGAGTGTGAGAATATGAGTAAATTTGATTATGACTGTTTTTGCGGAGACGACGATTCACTTGGTTTCAATGCGAGTAAATACAACAAGGAAGAAGCTTTAAAAATTGGCGCGGAAGAATATGGGTGTAACGTAAACGAATTAACGGTAGAAGAAGCCTATATTTATTATGGTTTTGGAACTGATGAAGATGGAGAAACACGTACAACGTATTGGCTTTGCGATGTACCTAAAGGAAATAGCTTTGAAGCATGGAGAGTGTATAAAAAATAGGAGGTGGGGGTGATGTCTAAAGCAGTATTAGTTATGGATATGCCAGAATCATGTTTTGGTTGCAACTTTTTGTATTGTAACGCGGATGCAGGTATTGACAGTTGCCAGGCTATGAAAGTATCAAGAATTGTTGATTCTGAAACATACGAAAAACCAGATTGGTGTCCACTTCGGGAACTGCCGGAGAAAGCAAATCATCCTGCTTATTGTGATAATGGAAGATTTGATAAAGGCTGGAATGCCTGCTTAGATGAAATTTTGAAGTAAATCGAAAGGAGTGAGAGGTTTGCTGGCCAGCGTGAAAGAGCTCTTTACTCCGAGAAAAAAATGGAATCAGTAAAAGAAAGAATGGAGCGGATCGGAGCATATGAGAAGATTGCATCATTTATGCAGAAAGAAAAGCAGCCATATGAATATAAAAGAAAATATGCACAGATCAGAGCAGAAGAGTTCGCAAGTGAATGTGATGGAAGATTGCTCAACTACCATGTTTCGGTCGGTGGACTTGACAGTATAATCTTATACCTGTTTTTACATGAGGTATGCGGAATTGATGCACCCGGAGTCAGTGCATCTACACTGGAAGACAAGAGTATACAGAGAGTACATAAAGCTCTTGGAATTATCAATGTGCCACCGCTGAAAAGGGATGATGGTACTTATTGGACGAAACCAAAGGTCATACAGGAATTTGGATTTCCGGTCATTTCAAAGGAAGTGGCTGCCAAGATAGAATTGTTACAAAATCCGTCAGAGAAAAATAAAACTGTCCGCCATGCGATTATTACTGGGGAGACTGGAGAATATGGCGGATGGCAGAAAAACTCTAAAATGCAGCTAAAACAGAGATGGTTAAAGCTGTTCGGTGGATATGAAAACGAAAATGAAGGGTGTGATTATCAGAAGCCAGATTTTCTCGTATCGTCCAAGTGTTGTTATTACCTTAAAGAGAAAAAATGTGATGACTGGGGAAAAGAGCATAACAGTGTGCCGTATCTGGGACTGATGGCATCCGAAGGTGGCAGGCGTGCCAAGAGCTTGCGGATGAACGGATGTAATTATTTTGGAGCATCCACGATCAGATCAGCACCATTCGCAATCTTTCATAGACAGGATATTTTAAAACTTGCCCTGGAAATGGATGAATTGTGGAAAGCCCGACTGAAAGAAAAATATCACGAGAAACTTCTGAGAGAAGGAAGATTACTTAAAAGTTTTGAAATGCCAGACAGCATTATCCCGGAGATCTACGGAACGATTGAGAAAAAGCCAGATGGGACGCTCTACACAACCAAGGCACAACGTACCGGATGCAGCATGTGTGGGTTTGGGATTCACATGGAAAAGAGACCACATCGGTTTGATCTGTTGTATGAGAGTAATCCGAAAGAGTGGGATTATCTGATGTTCCACATGTGCAAGGATGCTGACGGGAACGACTACGGATGGGCGAAGGTTCTGGACTACATTGGAGTTGGCTGGGATCCATCCACGATCGGTGGCAATTGTAAAGGACAAATGAGGTTAGAAGATTTTATGTAGAAAGGAGCCGGAACCTATCCGGATAAAAGGCGCGCCGGGTTCCTTTTGAAGAAAATGATACACGGAGAATTGATAGTTGACAACTTCGCCGGCGGTGGCGGTGCTTCCACCGGAATAGAACTTGCAACCGGATACAGTGTTGATATTGCCATCAACCATGATCCAGAAGCCATTAAGATGCACAAGGCGAACCACCCGAACACCAAGCATTACTGTGAAAACGTGTGGGCGGTTGATCCTGTAAAGGCTTGCAATTGGCATCCGGTTGGACTTGCCTGGTTCTCGCCAGACTGCAAACATTTTAGCAAGGCGAAAGGCGGGAAACCAAAGGATAAAAACATTCGTGGTCTTGCATGGGTAGCCTGCAGGTGGGCGGGACTTGTCCGACCGAGAGTCATCATGCTTGAAAATGTGGAAGAGTTTAAAACATGGGGACCGTTGAACAGAGGACACCATCCTATAAAAGCAAAACAGGGAAAAACATTTGAGAAATTTGTTCAGCAGCTTACAGATCTAGGATATGAGGTACAGTTCAAGGAGTTGGTAGCGGCAGATTATGGGGCGCCAACCATGCGTAAGAGATTTTTCATGATCGCAAGGTGCGATGGCAAGCCGATTGTATGGCCGGAGCCGACACACGGACCGGCAGACAGCGAAGCGGTAAAAGCCGGACTGCTAAAACCTTACGTTGGAGCATACACGCAGATTGATTTCAGCCGACCGTGTCCGAGCATTTTTGATACATCCGAGGAAATCAAAGAAAAGTATGGAATCCGGGCAGTAAGACCACTGGCACAAAAGACGATGGACAGGATTGCAAGAGGACTGAAAAAGTTTGTGCTTGAGAACCCGGAACCATTTATTATCCAGTGCAACCACGGTGGCGAACGCAGACCGAACGACATCCGAGAGCCGATGCCTACAATCACCGGAAAGCATGGTTACGGGATTGTGGAGCCATACATGGTACAGTGCAAATACAATAATGAGGCGCAGGACGTTCAGAAGCCAATAGGGACTCTTACGACAGTTGGCAGCCACTTGTTAGTTGAGCCATATATGGTACAGATCGGGCAGACCGGGTTCACAAAGGATCGGAGTAAGGATGTACGGGAACCCCTTACAACGATTGTGAGCAAAAATGAGCATTGTCTTATCAGTCCTACATTGATTCAGTACCATTCTGAAACTTCAAAAGATGGAGTAAGAGGACAGACTATAGAAGATCCGATCATGACAGTTGACAGCTCAAATAGATATGGACTGGTCACATCATTCCTGCATAAGTACTATGACGGAGGATATAAAGGTGCTGGGGAAACAGTAGAAAATCCGCTTCCGACAGTGACCGCATGGGATCATAACAGCGTTGTTACTGCGAATCTGATCCAGATGAACAATCATTGTGACGGAAAAGATATCAGACAGCCATTACCAACGATCACAGCTGGTGACGGACACTTTGGAGAGGTTAGAGCGTTTCTAATCAAATATTATGGAGATGCCACAGGGCAAGACATCGAAAAGCCACTTGATACAGTTACAACCAAGGATAGATTTGGATTGGTGACGATCGAGGGTGTAGATTATCAGATTGTAGATATCGGACTGCGGATGTTAGAGCCAAGAGAGCTGTATGGCTGCCAGGGATTCCCAGATGACTACATAATTGATCATGACTACACCGGAAAGACGTATCCGAGAAGTGAACAGGTCAGAAGATGCGGTAATGCAGTGTGTCCGCCGATTCCGGCTGCATTGGTCAGAGCAAATTTACCGGAATTGTGCGTTGCTGAACGGATGCCGAATATGCAGATTGAAGCAGATCAGACCGGTCAACTTAGATTTGCTTAACACGAAGTTGAATTAAAAAGGAGAAAAACATGGAAGAAATACCAGACAAAATCAAAGACTTGTTAGAGCGTGCAGCAGAGGAAATTGAAAACCTGTACGGAAAGGAAACAGAACTGACCGAAGAAATAAGAAAATGTTTAGTCAGTTAAATTAGAATTTAGTGGAGGTAGAAAAATGAGTTTTAGTGTAGATTTTAGTTCTATTAGGACTGTCAGAGTACATAAGCAACAATTTGATGCAATAGACAACAAGGCAAATGTTGTGATGTTGACTTGTATCGAAGATGGAAGAGTT